TGGAGCATCGACTACGTCAACTACTACGCCAAGCAAACCATCGAAATGTTCCGCTCAAATATGGCCGAAGGCCCATTCGATGCTGCCTGCAAGGCAGTCTATGCCCGTATTGAAAAGGCGGGGCTGGCTGGTCTGACAGAGCGTGACCTATCCCGCAGTGTCTCAGCCTTCGCTAATATGGATCGACGCAAACGTGCCGACGTCCTAGACGCACTACAGACAGATCGGGGCATTGAGTGCCGCGATCAAAACCAAGGGGCCAGAGGCAGGCCACGCTTCGCATATTTTGCACCACCCCTAAATTTAATCAGGCACTAAACTGACAGAAAAAAATGTAGCAACCTATATGGAGAAGACAAATGACTTACACCAGATCAGGAATTCTAGACACCGCAAAGCAGTACGTCACAAAGGATCGCGCAGCACAGCACGGAAACATGGAAGATAATTTTGAAATGATAGCGGAACTTTGGGAAATTTATTTAGGGGTGACAGTATATTCGGCTGACGTGGCAGCAATGATGACCCTGCTGAAAATTGCTCGCAGTAGATCAAACCCAATGAACTTAGATAATTGGATTGATTCATGTGGGTACATGGCTTGCGGAGGTGAAATTATATCACGACTTGAAGCAGAGGAAGATGATATCGATACAGGTAAAATTGAAGGCGGAAATGCATGAGATCCTCAACCATGATTGGTGGCACATCCAAACAAAACGGACGGAACGCCGCAGATTTCTACGCCACACCACCTGAATGCACCATCGCCCTGCTTGATGAGTTCGGCTGGCTGTTCGAGGGGCTGTCAGTATGGGAGCCAGCCTGTGGCGATGGAGCCATAACAAAAGTTCTGCGGTCTAAAAATTATAGGGTTTTTGCATCAGATAAGTATACCCGTGGATATGCAATAAGCGAGGTTGACTTCCTTAAATCAGAAATGTGGCCTCAATCTATCATCACAAACCCACCATTCAATCTAGCTGAACAGTTCATAGAAAAAGCCGTTACTAGAGAGGTTCCATTCGCTATGCTGCTGAAGGCCACCTACTGGCATGCAGCGAAGCGTAACGAGCTGTTTAACAGAACTAGGCCACTGGCGGTCATGGCAATGTCATGGCGGCCAGCGATGTCCCCAGAGCGCGGCAAGAGCGGAACAATGGATTTCATCTGGACAGTTTGGGGATCTAAACCGTCACTCGAAACTAAATATATTGTAGCTAAGAAACCCACTTTACCCCCCAACAAGGTATGATTTAAGTTCCCAGTGGCTGGTTTCATCTAAGAATAATCTACAACGGCCACCCACACCAACACCCCACCCCTCAAAAGGTGGGGTTTTTATTTATGGCATGTTTATTGGCAGTATTTATGACAAGCCCAAAACCACTGTTTTATCCATCAATAACAAGTCGTTAAGTATTTATGGCATTTATGGCATTTATGGCATGTACTCTAATACTATTTTCCATCCCCCCCAGTACCCCCCTGTGTGGAGTAGAAGGGGGGGGTATGACAGTATGACATATATATATATAATAATAATAATAATATAATATATACTATATAAATAAGGAGTATCAGTAGAATGAATTATGGCAGATTTGGTCTATGCCATTAATATGACGTTAATGCCATTAATCAGTTTTGGGTTTATATCTGTGCATGGCCGTGATACCAGCAAATCAATACCCGTTAATGGCTGTCTATTTTAGGGACAGTCTCAGAAAGGAATACAACATGACTAACACCGTCTACATTGTCACACGTCCAATTGAGAATAAATTCGGGTGGACGCCAGACCTGACAGACGCAGCGCGCTACGGGATCTTTAAGATCATCTTCGAGCCAGAAGATAAGCCGCAGTTCAACCCAACCAAATCTATCGAAACAGCTCGCAAGGTTATGCAAGGTTTTACACCAGATGATTTCCTGTTGTGGCCCGGGGGTGGTGATCCAATCGCCGTCATGATCGCCTGCATGGTGGCCGCAGAGGAAAGCGAAGAAGTGAACATCCTGCGGTGGGAGCGGAACTTCGATGAAATCAGAGACAGGCGCAAAGGCTGGTATCTCCCAGTCAAACTAAACATGGCCTAAACCTTTTTTATTAATATACTTGCAGTACCTAATGTAGTGTACTAGATACTGTGTATGCTAATTGAGAAAGGAACTGAAAATGACCCTAGCCGTAACCCACTGCCCAGTGTGCGAAGGCCGCGTTAAACTTCAGGCAAGGGAATCAAGACTGCACACAGTCTATGGCTTCCCAACAATCAAACGACGAAGAGTATGCCTGAAGTGCGATTTCAGAATAACCACAATCGAATTGCCAATAGAAATCGGCAATGAAGTATTCGGAGAGGATGAGTGATGATGGCTGTTAATAACAGAAATGTTAGGCTCAATCAGTATGCAATGGAACTTAGGCGGTCAGGTAAACTTCTCCGCGAAATAGGAGAGGAGTTGGGCGTAGGTAAAGAACGGGCGCGGGTCAGGGTTGTCATGGGTGAGATTTTTGAAAAATTATGTGAACGTGATAAAAACGCTAAAACAATGGGAGATCTGTTTCTATCAGCGCGGCTCAAAAATGTAATCAAAGGTATCCCCGCTGACCACATGACCTTCAATGAGTTCTTGGAAAATGTAAGCCAACATAAAATCAGAGACATACCAAATTCTGGCAAAATGTGCGTCAAAGAATTGGCCGAAACCTTACGAAATAAAAATGTCCCAGAAAATAAAATAAGCGCGTGGCTCAACGTAGAATTTAAAAAAGTAAAAAAACCAAAAAATAAACGATGTGACGCAGGCATACCAAATGGGCCAGAAGAAAAGCACAACACATGCCAGAGATATGTCATCGACGAAGGTAGGATGTTTGTAGGAAAGCTATGCAACGAGCCACTAAGGCCAATGCAGAAAAAATACTGCACAAAACATAAAACATATAAAAAACCTAAATCTGGTACTGCTGAATAAAGTTTATTTCAATATATAAAAAAAAGTTTGCAGTCATTAATATTCTTTGGTATCTAAAAGGTATCGAATCAGAAAGGAAATACCATGATTAAAAATAGCAAGGCCGTGAAAATCATATCATACCTGATGGAAAACCCATCCGCAAAGGTAGCAGAGGTCGCAGCAAAAAATAACGTGTCAAAATCATATGCACATAAAATTATGAAATCATTCGATGCGCCATTCCGAAAACCAGAAGCCAAAGAAACCCAAGTCGGTGGATCTCATTACAAAGATATGCCCGTACAGCCTTGGGATGCGCTAGAAGCTTGGATGACCCTAGATGAAATACGAGGGTATCATAAAGGTGTGGCAATCTCATACCTCGCCCGTGAACACAGAAAAGGCGGGGATGAAGATATCGCAAAGGCAATCCACCACCTAACCGCATTGATGGATCTTCTTCGTGGATAACAATCCAAAATGCGACTTCTGTGGCAACGAAAGTGACTTCACCCAAACAAGTCAATGGGGTGAGGTCGCAAGCTGCTACGAGTGTGATGACAAATACACAAAAGAAAATTGCCCATTCTATATGGAGAAACCAAATGATAAAAAAAATCATCTGCCCAGAATGTAAAGGCGAAGGCGAAGTGGAGTATGACCACTGGTCACTGCGCTCATTCCAAAAAGATGTGGGCGAGTTCGTATCTAAAATAGAAATCTGCGCCACATGCGAAGGCAGTGGTCAAGTGGAGGAAATAGAAGATGACGGATTCATCACAGTCTATAATTCAGATTGGATTAAAAAATGATCATTAAAACATGGCAGTTCGAAAACTCTAAACAAGAAATACCCAGTTGGCTTAAAAATAATTGTGAAAAACGTATAAATAGCCCACGACTATGGGTCTACACACAATACGGCGAAATACCAGCAAACGAAGGACATTGGATCTCACTCAATCTAAGAGGTCATGTCGATGTTCACAAAACAAAACCAATGAAAACAAATATCATACAAGAAATGGGCGCAAGCTTCCTATTCGTTGCAATGGCAATCTTAGTGATTGTAGTAGTGCTGGCAATGTGATGAAAGATTTCAATGTAAAAATCACCGTCAGAAATAATAGATTGCTACAGGCAATTCTCAAAAAATATAAATCCGTGGCAGACTTGGCGCGAAAAATGAATCGTAGTCAGTCGCGGGTTAACGCTCTTGTCACGATGAAAGCCAAACCCATTACCGAAAAAGGATGGACCCAACTCGCGTTC